AAGTTAAACAGTTCAGAATTTAAAAACTGGGCAAAAACTTATGGAACTATATGGAGAAAGCAACCTCATCCTGAGCTGGGATTCCCTAATGGGTTTTCATTAAGAGCTTATGAAATGTGGTTAAAGAGTGAATAAATGGATTTAAAAGAATTTCTTAAACAAAAAGAAGGTTGGAAATATAAACCTTATGAAGATATTGGCGGCAAGCTTACAGTTGGTGCTGGCAATACTACAGACATTGATCCAGATAAAACTTACACAGATCCAGAGCTTGACCAACGATTAGATAGCGATATAGCTGTTGCAAAAGAAGATTATTCTAAATTAGTAAATTCAGAAATACGAAGTAAGTTAAATAAAAATGAAGAAAATATGCTTATATCTTTGATAATGAATACTGGTGGACCTCAGTTTGCAGAAAGTAACGCTAGAAAAGAGATTAATGCAGGAAATAAAGATAATTTTATAAAAGAAGCAGGTGGCTTTGTTCATGTAAAAGGTAAAGTTATTCCAGGATTAGTAAATCGAAGAAAAGAAGAAGCAGAAATATTTAAGACTGTTCCAAATGAAATTGTTGAAGATGAAAAAATAGTTAACGCTTCTTTTACAGATAATAAAATTAGTGTTGAATTGGCTAAAGAAATAGAAGCAATGAATAACGCATTGCTACCAACTAATCCAAATAAGCCTAAAAGCGTTAATGAAGAAATTGATGCTATGAATAAAGCTATTATTCCAGAATCTACTGAAATAAAATTACCACTTCATATTGCAAAACCAGAATCTACTATGAATCCAATAAAGAAATATTGGAACACAGTTGTTGAAGAATCAATGGGTAAAGATGGA